AGTACAGGTACATCCACACTTCACCACTTGTTAGTGGCCTGATCTTGCCTCCGGGCTCGATCACGGTGATAAGTTTTGAGCGTAAATTACGCCCAGCACTACAGAAGTCATTATACTTCTTGGTTGCCCAAAGGAAGATTAACTGACCCATTCGTGAGTCAAAACCTTTCTTTAAGTTGCCTTCAAAATTGAGGTGAGTTTCTAACTCATCCCCAAGCTCCCCCTCAAGGGGTGTTGAATTGTAAGCAACTCTCCATATTGGCATGGCACCTTGTGCCAGCCTACATAGAGGGTTTCCATAATAATCAAGGATATGGTCATCTGAATCTGAGGTCTCAAAGAAACCTTGGATCGGAGATTCGAGGAATTCAATGAATTCCCCGTTCTCTTTCAGAATATGCCATTTCCCAGACATTTCTCTCGAAGCCTCCCAACAGGACCCACTTGTCAGTGACAAATGGATCTCGCGTTGGAAAAGATCTTTATGATCTTTTGGCATTCGATCAACGAATTCTGGATTATCCTTATCAGGTTTCGATTCTCGATCAGCTTTCGCTTTATCGATTTCTCGAGCCTTGTAGGATTTTATCTTGTGACCGGTAACTTTACCGGCCTCAAAATTCCCAGTAATTTTCTTTGGTGCACTTGTGTGGTCATCGGTAGTCATACCATCGATGTATTCCATAAGTTTAGCCTGGGATTCTGCTGTACTTGGTACAGGCAGGAACCGGGTTTGCGCCAAATGACTGAGCCTCCACAGCTCTTTCTCGTTTGCCCTAGGATATACCTTGGAAAATTCGGGACAAGTTGCGGTTAAATGGTGCCAGATTTGTTTCTCATATGGATCTTCCATATTAGAGATTTTCGGGCAGCCATCGACTTTACTGTCAAAGCCTGTGTTCTGCAAGCGGTTAATAACCTGCTTGTAGGATTTAGTGAACTGATCTGTACCGTGTACAAGACAGAACCTAATCACATAGGCCTTGAGTTTCGATAATTCTTCATCGACCCAGACCATGTCTGAGGCAATTAAGACTGATGATACAAGAGAGAAGACCAAGATTTGGATCTTGTCATCTCTCCGTGTCAAAAGATACTCAATACGACGAGTTAGTTGTTGACCCGGTCCGACCGGTGAAATTCCTAAACTCTTCAAAACTAGAGATTTCCCACGTTTGGGAAAATCTCGATAGAATTGTCGTACAGAGATAATCTTATTATCTTTTGTTCGGATTCTGTGGAAGCAGACTGGCTGTACCTTCTTAAGGTAAACCGGAATGCCTCCACTCCCTTCTTCTGGTCCCGTGTCATCACACGTGGCGTAGTTGAAATCAAAGATCTTACTTACTGAGTAAGCTTCTTTGAGACGCGCAAGCATAATGCAAGG